ATATCAATCTCGTGTTCGGTAGGACTGTCACCAGTTCCTAATGGGTCAGCTTCGGTATGATAAGTATAATAGACATCAAACTTAACTCCGAACGCTTGTACTGTTTCTAATTTTTCCATTTTCGTAATCTCCAATAAATTAATAACAACCACAACTTCATTATATACTTATTAAGTATTATTACAATAGATAAGTGTAAATAAATTAAATATATTTAAAAATATATATTTAATTATTAAATTTAAGTTATACTCCAATCTAATATTTTAATAAGGTTGAATAAATGGACATGATTATAAAAAATATTAGATTTAGTTTAAATTCAGGTCTATATAATCTTTCAGTAATTGAACGTGAAACTGAAGTCAGTCGCAATTATATGAAAAAAATTATGGCAAATGAAAAAGTACCAGCGTATGTAATAGTTGCACTTGATACATTTTTCAAAAATTTAGGAAAGCAATATGGATAAATCTATACGAGAAAAATTTGAGTCATGGGCAGAATTGCAAGGCTATAATTTAATCCGTCACTCACTTAGTCCTGACTATTACAACAGTTTTGAAACTTCAACCCTATGGAAGTGCTGGATGACAGCTTTTAAAATGGGAAGCGAACAGGTCAGTAACGTAATTATTTTGGATGAATAATGAAAAAGTTATCCACAGATTTGCCAAAAATGACTGTTTTTCAACTTTCGATATGCTTAGTAAGGGGCTTTTTAAGCGATTTGGCGCACTTTGATGTTAGTCAATACAAGTGCATTACCCCCCATGTGCATAACTCGTAAAATCTGTGGATGAAATAGGCTAAAAATTGTGGATGAATTGTGCATAACTTTTTTAAATAACCTTACAAACTGTGGATAACTTTCGTCAGAAACAAGGTGAAAATAAAATGCTTGCAATGGGTTTTAATCTAATTTATGATTAAATCTAATCACTTGACGGTGTAAATCTAGTAAGCCTTAGTCAACACTCTGCTGGTACTAGCCAGTCCGTCAACAGACCTAAAAAATCTGAGAGTGTTGTCTAAGGCTTTTTTTATGGAGTAAAGAAATGGCTGAACGTAGGATGTTTGCAAAAACTATTATTGATAGTGATGCTTTTTTAGATATGCCTTTATCGTCACAAGCACTTTATTTTCATCTATCAATGCGAGCTGATGATGATGGATTTTTAAATAATGCTAAAAAAATACAACGAACTCTTGGTTGTGCGGATGATGACTTAAAGATTCTTTTTGCTAAAAACTTTGTCATTCCATTCGAAACTGGCGTGTGCGTAATCAAGCATTGGCTTATTCATAACATGATTCAAAAAGATAGATATAAGGTAACAATGTATAGTGAAGAAAAAGAAAAGTTATCTATTAAAAACAACAAGTCATACACAATGTTAACAGAATGTGTACAGGATGTTAACACTCCGTTACCACAGGTTAGGTTAGGTAAGGATAGTTTAGGTAAGGATAGTAAATACATACCCCCAATTCCTGCGGAATTATTATCTGAATGGAAAAGGTTTCGAAAAAATAAACCAGTAACAGAAAGAATTTTTAATGAGATTGAAAAACAAGCACAAATAGCTGGCATAACATCGGAGCGAGCAATTGAAATATGTTGTGAAAATGGATGGACAGGATTTAAAGCAGAATGGGTTAAAGACAAATCAAAGAAACCGTCATTTCAAGATTCAAGAGAGAGTGCGGCAAGAACAGCTTTTGGTTCATTACTTACAGACCCATTTCAAAACCAAATAAAGGAAGTTAATCATGATTAACCAACCATTACCTATTGAATGGGTTGAGAGAATATTTCAAAGATTACATGGCAGATTTGGAAATACATTTACTGATAAATTTAAACTTGGACAATTAGATTTAAAAGGTCAGGACATTGGTATGTTAAATGCTAAATCTGTATGGGCAACGGAATTGGCTGGAGTTAGTGCTGAACGATTAAAAGCTGGATTAGATGCTAAATATATTTACGCTCCTAACTGTGACGAGTTTCTAAAAAACTGCCACGTTAGCCATATTCAAGATTACAAAGCATTACCAGCCCCAGTAGATTTTGAGGGCAATCAAAAACACGCTGATGAGTTAGCTCAATTTGTGCATGATAGATTAAAACCAAAGACAGACTTCAAGCAATGGGCAAAACGTATTATGGCTAACCCTAAAAACTTTCCTGAAAAGAGCGTTCAATATGCGAAAGAAGCGTTAGGCATAGCATGAGAATATTAATTATTGAATCTTGCGAAAAAGTGCTTAAAGAAAAAGTAAACTCGTCTATCGTTCATGTGCGGAACTCAATACTGCTTAGAGATTCTTTAGGCATTGATTTAGTCAGCCATGTATCTGAAATTGATGAAGCAATGAAACATCAATACGATGCAATTATCTGCGCCTACGCATCACCATACATGAAATATGATAGTTATCTTACGCTTCTTGATAATAATCCTAATGCCAAACTGTACTGGCTAGTGAATGACCATGATGTTGAAGATAATATTTTGCTAAGAAAATGGATATTAAAATACAACAAACCATTCCACATGATTTGCAATAATCCTCGTGAGGGTTATCGTGGTTGGATATTAAGAAAAATACTCAATGAAAAGACATTAAACGATTGGATTGATGAATGGCATACCGTCAATCTGAATGTATTGATATTCAATGAAGAAGAATTTAAGAAGCCGATTAGAAATAAAAAAGATATTATTTACTACGGTACATTCAGAAAGCATCGGATTGATGACCTGCTTAAATACAATAACATTAACTATCATCTAAGTTCCTCAAAAAAGAATCACGACAAGTTTTCCGAAGCTGGTGTTACCGCTAGATTCATCGATAGGCTTCAATGGGAAGATTTAGAAGAAGATTTATTTGGCTTTGATGGTGTTTACCTCAAGGACTATAAATATTCGCTCTATGTCGAAGATAAGCATACGCATGACAACTACGCATTTATGGCTAACCGATTCTATGAGTGCGTAATGAGCAACACCATATTATTTTACGATTCCAACTGCCAACAAACGATTAAGAAAAGCGGTTATAACATTTCACCATTCCAAATAGTGAATGATGGCGTTGAACTAAAGCATAAGCTCAATCTAATTGACAGCGACAGCGATATGTACAAAACCATATTGGAAATTCAGCAGTCTAACGTAAAGATTATTAAAAAAGAACGTAAGAACCTATTGGCAACCTTCAAAGAGATATTGTCATGAAATGGACTAAATTAGACAACTACTGCTTGAAGTCAGGTGAATATTATATAGCCAAATATTATCTATTCGATGGTGCTATTTTATATGGACTAAGTAAAAACAACACGAACTGGGGATATTACGATTCTGCCGATGAAGCAAAAGAAAAAGCAAAGGAGTTAGAAAATGAAAGTAAACCTAGCGTTTGATGATGAAGATTCAACCTATGTGTTAATGGATTTAATGGTTTTAGCACATCTAAAAAATACCAAAGAATTTTTGGATAGCCAAGAAGAACTAGGAAATGGTGAAAGCATTGTGCTTGATTCAGTCAATATTCTCATTGGGTACTTTGGAAAATAGCAAAATGAAGCAAATATTCATCCTTCGAGATAAAGCCGTTGTGGAATATGCTAGAGAATACCTCTCAGGCTTGCATCTTGATGCCCTACGCCCTTTAAAAGTAGTAATTGATACATTGACTAGGACAGGCGAACAAAATGCGAAATTTCACGCAATGTGTGGAGATATTGCAAAGAGTAAATTCAAGTGGATGGGTAAAGAGCGTACAGAAGCTCAATGGAAGGTTCTACTGGTATCAGGTCATGCTGTTGCAACAAAGGAAGGTAGTGAAGTTACCGTAGGATTGGAAGGCGAGTATATTAACTTACGTGAATCAACTGCGCTTATGAGTAAAACTAGAGGGTCAAGTCTTATCGAGTACACAATCGCATGGGCAACTGAAAATGGTATCAAACTCAATGATTAAGCCAATTAAGACTAAGCTATGTCGTGTATGTCGTGTAAAATATACACCTAACAGACCATTACAATCTGTATGTAGTCCAGCTTGTGCATACGAACACGCCAAGCAAGTACGATTTAAAGCTGAAAAGAAAGAAACTAAAGAAGCTAAGATTAAACTTAAAAGCAAAGCCGATTGGCTTCGTGAAGCGCAAATAGTATTTAATCAGTTTATACGGTTACGAGATAAA